CCTCGTCGTCGTCGGCGTGCGCCTCAAACAATCCGGCGAAGTTTGCGCGGGTCGTGACCAGCGTGCCTTCCTTGCGGGTCACGACCCGTAAACCTGCCGGGAGGTGCGGCAGATCCGGCAGGTTTTTGGGGACCACAAAGCACGCGACCTTGGGGTGGCGCGCGTCGAGCACGGCGCGGAGCTGCGCGTGGATATCGCCAGCCGGTTCGGGAACGGGAAACATCAGGCTTCCCGGTAGACCGAACGCCAGTCCGGATGGCGCGACAATGCCCCGAGCGCGAGGCACGGCAGCACCAGCGCCGCAGTTACGGCGCGACCGCGCCACAATCGGCGGGCGCCCTTGACGCCCTGGCGGGCCGCGATGTCTTCGGCACGCCAATTGAAGGCGGTACACAGCACGCGGGAATAAAGCGAATTGGGGTGCCGGCGCAGGTGCCGCACGCTGGGGATGGCCCAGACGTAATAACCGCGGCGGCCGATCTCGGGATAGGCGCCGAACACCGGATAGCCTGCGAGATACCACCGCTTCGGCATGCGTCCCTGGCGCATCAATTCGGTGCAGATGATCCAGGCCGCCGCCAGCGGCGCCGCCGCCGCCAAACCCTCGGCGCCAGCCGCAGCAGTCACCGGACCTGCGAGACCGGCCGTAAGGGTTGGTATACCCGCAGCGGTCATTGCCGCATCCCCCGCGAGGGCGCTCGATAGCCCCGTGCCGGCACCGCCCAACCCCCCGAGCCCGCCCAGTAGGGATTTCACCCCGGCGAGGCCCGACAGCGTGCTGGCGACTTGGTTCTGAAAATACGGCGTGCTCGTCGACGAGCCGGCGCTCATCGGTTGCCCGATGTTCTGCAGATACATCGACAGGTCTTTGAACGGCTCCATCTGCTGGGCGTTGTAGCGGTTCATCTGATCGTTGATCACCGCCTGCTGCTGCTGGCGCACCGTGTCATCGATCCCGCTGAGGCCCTGGCCCGCCTCGGTCAGCGCTTTGGCGCCGCTGTACTGGCTATTGAGCAGGTTCCCGTAATTCTGGATGGCCGAGATCTGACCGCTCTGTATTCGGCCCTGCGCGTCCTGTTGAGACGCGATGTCTCGCGTGAGGTTCTGACCTGACATGCCAAGCCCGGCAAGCGCGGCGGTGGCGGCGGCGGTTTGCCCCTGATTATAGAGCTGCCCGTAATTGGAACCGGCGGTCTGCTGCAGCCCGGCGTATTGGTTGGCGGCAGCGTCCTGCCGGGCGCGCTCGTTGGCGTAATTCTGGCCGTAAATATTGGTGCTGATGTCGCCGAGCGAGCGCCCCAGGTTCTGTTCGTTCTGCGAGCGGGCCCCAAGCAGCGCGCCCGATCCGTAACGTCCCGAGGTGGCGAAGTTGTAATCGGTCTGTGGTGCCGTCGAGCGCTGGTAGGCATCGGTGACCGGGCGCTGCGCTGCATCGACCACGCCGCGGATGTACGGGTTGCTGTCGGGACTGAGGTAGGCGCCCCCCAACGTTTTGGCGAGCTGCTCCATCCCTGCGCCGCCGCCGCCCGCGATCGTGCCGAGCGTCGAGAGCCCAAGATTGCCGCCGCCCAGCGCCTGGGCGTACTGGTTGCCCGAGGCGATCGCCTGCCCGGCCTGCTGGCGCAGCGCCTGCTGGTTGGGATCCTGGCCCAGCGCGTATTGGTTCATCTGGTTGGCGGCGGGCGTGCCGGTGCCGGTGGCGAGCGTGCCCCAGGCGGCGTTGCCGGTCGGGCGCAGCGTCTGATCGATCGATTGCGCGGTGCCGACCAGATTTTGGTAGCCCTGAGCCTGGTACGGATTGGGCGGGGTATAACCGGCCAGCGTTTCGCCGGGGTAATAGCGCGGGCCGCCGATCTGCTCGTAGAGGTTTTTGGCCTGGTTCCACCCCTGCGTCAGGAACGGCAGTTGGGCCTCGCCGGTGGGGTTGCGCTGGGTGACCGTCGTGCTGCCGCTCGGACCTTTAGACGGCATAGTGCCCTACCTCCCGAACCACGACGACGTCGCCCGTGATGCGGCCGCGCCACGCGCGCGACCAGCCGGGGCGGCCGGCGCAAAGGATGTGGGAGCACCCCGCCTGGCGGGCGTGCTCGTCGAAAACCTTGATCGCGGCGTCGAGCCACAGCCGCATGCCGCGTCCGCCGCAGAACATCATCTCGAGCACCCGGCGGCGCGGGTACTCGCGGATCTCGGTCGCGATCACCGAGAGCAGCTCGCCGTTGTGCTCGCACAGCCAGATGCCGCAGCGCCCCGCCATCGACATGCGCAGCACGTCAATCGGCGCGTAGCAGTCGGTGATGCTGGTGGCTTTGAGCAGCAGCGGCTCGATTTCGTGCCAGCGGCGCGCGAGCTCATCGAGGGGCGGCAGGCGCACGCGCGCAGCCGGCTCGGTCGCCGACACGGGTTGGGCCACCAATTCGTCCCAGGTTGTCAGGGTCAACCGATCACCTTCCAGGCAGTGCCGTTCCACCAAGCGAGTACGGTATTGGCGCCGCCGCCGGCGACGACGCCGCCCCATGTCGCGATGTTGCTGTCGGTGACGACCATTGTGGCGCCGACGGTCGGAGCCTGCGGCAGGTCGGCAAACGTGCCGCTGGAAGTCTGCCGGTTGATCCAGGCGACGACCTCGTTAAGTCCCTCGGCGATGCGCTGGAGCCACGACCACCAATGCTGCTGCGGCTGGCTGGGCGCGACGCTGACGGAGATGTTGGGCGTGCGCGAATGGGCGCTCATCGCAATCTTCCTTCCGGCCGCGCGTCGATCTCCAAGCCTTGGATGTGCTGGAATTCCTGCGCCGCCGGCAGGCGAAAGCGGAAGCGGACATAGCGCCCGGTCACCCGCTGCGGGCACTCGCCGAGGATGTTGGTCGGCACCTCGGCCTCCCAGACGACCGGCTGGTCGAGGCGGTCGCGGTGCCCGATGGCGACCGTGCCGGTGCCGGCGCCGCCGTCGAGCAGCGGCCGCACGCTGTTGACCCACGAGCGCCGTCCTGGCGAGGGCTGCATCTCGCCGATGTCGAGGGTCGCCGCCATCGCCGGCCCGACCCAGGTCGAGAGCTTGTGTTCGCTGTTGAACACCGAGAGCCGGCTGAGGCCTTTGCCCTGCCAGAACGGGTCATCGAGGCTCGGGCGCAAGGTCTCGAGATTGCCGAACGGATCGAGCTCGTCAAGGCTGAGCGGCGGCGTGCCGTATGTCCCCCGCGAGAGCCATTCGCTCCGGTTGTGCGGCGCGACAAGCTCGGAGATGACGCCGCGCTGGAGCTCCCAGTTGTAGACGAGGATGCGGTCGAACAGACCCTCGCTCGAGGTCGGCGAGGCGAACGCCCAGTAGATCAGTTTGCTGATCGGGTCGGCGGCGCCCTGGACGTACCCGATATAGGCGGCATTGAGCTCGCGGAGGAATTCGCGGTCGAATTTGAGGCTGCCGATCGGCGTGCTCCCGGTGCCGTCGAACATGTTGAAGCCGTCTTCCGCCAAGTAGAACGCGGCCGGGATATAAGTGCCCTGCGCGGTACGGATGCGGTTCTGCACGAGCGACAGCGGCGACAGCGTCCCGGGCGCGCCCTGGACCAGACGGAATCCGAACAAGGTCGGAGGTCCGGTATAGTTTGCCGCCCAGATGCCTTTTTCGCACCAGATCGCAGCATCGACCGAGCCGAGAAAACCGCTCATTAGGCCGGTGATGTTGCCGACGTCGGTCTGCACCAGATCCTGATAATCCGACTGCAGTTGCGCCGCGGTGATCGATCCCGGGGTCGGCCAGACATCCGGCTGGCCCAGCGCCGACCACCACACGCGGTAGGGCACCGGGCCCCAGGTCGCGTCCTGCGTGTTGGCAACCATCAGGAAGTCTTTGACGGTCGCGGCAAACCGGGCCTTCGGGGCAGTCGCCGACAGGTCGGTGAAATTGGTGCCGCTCGTCAGCATCGACTGGATCGGGTCGACGTAATTGGTCGCGACGATCCGGTTGCCGTAAGAGGTCATCGACCAGAAGCCGCGGCTGTCCACCGCCGGCGTGGCGTATGCCCCGCCCGCGGTGCGGCTGGCGTCGATAAACGACGCCGTGCTGAGCTGCATGCGGTAGAGCTTTTGACGGTCGCCGGCGTACATGTGGACGACGCCGTCGGTGTCTTTCATCGAGTAGGCGCCCTGGCACCGCTCGGCGAGCGCATTGGTGCTAAACGGGTGCGGCGTCGGCATCGGGCCATAGCTGCCCGCCGTCAGCGGTACGCAATTCTTGATCAGCGGCGAACCCGGATTGCTGAAATCGGCCTGGTCGGGCAGCCACTCGGGAAACGGGACCACGGGCATCAGTACAGGCCCATCCCGGGCAGGCGGCCCATGAACTGGTTGAGCGGTGACGGGTAGACCGATTGCCCAGGATCATACCGATCAGTGTACGGACGCATTCCTTCAAGAAGCGGCTGATCTAGCGTCAGAAAATTCCGCCAGTCCGCCAGGTCGTTAGACAGCCGATTGCCTCCGGTACGCCCGCTAGGATCGAGCGGCCGCCCGCCCGGCCCCATCTCGTTTGGCGCGATACGAGGGTTCGGGATGATCTCCCCCTCGCTATACATCGGGGCCTGCTGAATGCTGCGCACCACCGCATCCGGCAAGCCCGCCTGGCTTGGTGCCGCCCGATGACCCATCGCCTGCATGATCGTCTGCTGTTCAGCCGGGTTCGGGGTCCACACTTGGCCCGGCGGCACCGTCAATTCCGGTAACCGATCAACCATCGGGTTGTTGCGGAACCGCCCCTGGTCGAGGAGGCTCTGGATGTATGTCAGCATGTTGACGGCGGGCATCAGGGCGTCCACATATCGGCGCGGATGGTAAGCGGCGCGCCGCCCCAGCGCGCCTTGCGGTCGGCGGCTTCGATGCCGGCGAACGCCAGCTCGCGGCGCTGGCCCCACAGTACCGCCCGCTCGTCATGGCCGATAAAGAGCTCGGCCTCGCCGAGCGTCCCGAACAAATAGGCGTCGGGCGCGGCGGCGAGCAGCCAGTTCGTGGTGTTGGTATCGGAAAGAGGAGGAACACCCCGCTGGTAGAGCAGATGCACGAGGCACGTCGATTGCGCAGGCGAGGGCGCCAGCATGAG